CAAAGAGGAACTTTGGGTCGAAGGCTATGCGGTTCGGTTCAATTCTCCGACGGTCCTTTTTGAGATTGATGGGCTTGAATACAAAGAGCAAATTTCCAGGGACGCCTTCAGCAACTGCAAAATGGACGACGTGATTTTCAACTACAATCACTCCGGCCGCGTAATGGCGCGGACCCGAAATAAGACCCTGCAGCTGGCCGTTGATGACAACGGCCTTTTTATTCGGGCAAGGCTCGATGGAACCGAGGAAGGGCGGTCACTTTACAACGACATCAAGAATGGCTACATAGACCGCATGTCCTTCAGATTTACCATTGGTGAAGAGTCATACGATTTCGAGAATCGTATATGGACGGTGCTCCGCATTAAACGTCTCTATGACGTTTCGGCGGTGGACATACCGGCCTATGACGACACAAGTATCGAAGCGCGTAAGGCTGCCGCGGAGGCGGAGGCTCGGGAACGGCAGCGCAAGGCGGAGGCCGAACTTATGCGCCAGAAACTCATTCTTAAACTGAAATTGGAGGTATGAAAATGGCACTGCAGAAAAGACTCAACGAAATCAAAGAACGCAAGGCTGAAATTCTTAAAGAGCTCGAAAGCGCTGACGAGAAGCGCGTTGCCGAACTCAATAATGAGGTTGACGAGCTGAACGCTGAGGAGACGCAGATTCGCTCCAAGCTCGACCTGCAGGGCAAGCTCGGCGAGCCCGAACCGAAGCCGCAGGCGCGGGAGGACCTGAGTGATGCCGAGGAGCGCGGCAGGAGGCTCATGGAAGGCCGCTCTGTAACCATCGGTAGCTCCAACGTAATCCTGCCAAATTACCAGGCTAGCAACATCAAGCCGACGTTTAACGAGGTGTCCTCGCTCATCGACAACGTCAATATCAAGATGTTCCGAGGCGGCGAGTCCTTCAAGCAACCCTATCTCGTCGGCTACGGTACGGCAGACTATGCAACCGAAGGCGGCAATCCGACGACTGCTGAGCCTACGTTCGGGTATGCGGAAATCACAAAGACCAAGATTGCCGCGTACGCCGAGGACTCTGAGGAGCTTACGAAGCTTCCGGCTGCAGACTATGATCGCGAGGTTATGAAGGGCATCTCTGTATCCATCCGTAAGAAAATCAACAGAGAGATTCTTTTCGGTGATGGAGCCTCCGGTCATTTCGTCGGTATCTTCGACGACGGCGCGACTGCCATCGACCCGGATACCGACATCGAGTTCTCCGAAATTGATGAGAACACACTCGACGAAATCATATACTCCTACGGCGGTGATGAGAACGTCGAAGACGTCGGTGTCCTTATTCTCAACAAGCAGGATCTGAAAGCCTTTGCCATGCTCCGCGACGCCAACGGCCGGAAAATCCATGATGTCGTGTCCAAGGGCAACTATGGTACGATTGACAAGGTTCAGTATATCATCAACAGCAACTGCAAGGCCATTTCCGACCCGAACACTACGCCCGGCGAATACTGCATGGCTTACGGTCCTCTGTCGAACTACACGATGGCCGTCTTCTCCGACCTGGAAGTGGCCCGGTCCACGGACTATAAGTTCAAGGAAGGCATGATTGCACACCGCGGTGTCATCTTTGCCGGCGGCAACGTCACAGCCAAAAACGGCTTCCTGCGCGTCAAGAAGGCCGCATCCGAATAAGGAGGTTCATAAATGGCGGTATCCGCAGATTACCTCGCCAAAATCCGACGGGCTGTCCGGCGTAACCAGTCGGACGACGTGGATGCCGAGCTGAGAGACATCATCCAGGAGTGCCGCCAAGACCTCATCCAGCTCGGCGTCTTAGAAAGCAAAGTGAATGATGAATCGGACAGCCTCATTCTTGGGGCTGTCCGATGCTTTGCTCGCTGGAAATTCGGCCTATCCCACGAGGATGCCGAGAAGAACCGCGAGGACTACATGCAACTCCGCGATGAACTCCGGCGCCGCGTGGATTACACGGAGGAGGCGGAGTGATGTTTTTCTCTGACCGCATCAAGCTTCGCTCCGTTGAGGCCGGCGTGGATTCTGACGGCTACCCGACCGAAACGGTGCAGGAAACCGAAGTCTGGGCGAACGTCAAATCCGCTACGCGCTCCGAGTTCTACGCGGCTAACGCCGTCGGAATAAACGTGTCGATGGTATTTGAGGTACACGCCGAGGACTGGGGCGGGCAAACGCAGGTGGAGTATGACGGCAAGTTGTACGACATTGTGCGGGCATTCCAGAAAGGGCTTGGCACCATTGAGCTTACGTGCTCGGATGAGGAGGTGTAATTATGCCGAAAGGAAAAAAGACAAAGTGGCGTTGCGTGTGCTGCGGATACACGGAAATCAACTATAAGCACATGGACGCGTCCTATTGTCCAAAATGCAGAAGCATTTGGTGGATAGGCGAAGTGGTGAGCGATGGCAAAGTTTGACTTTGAAATCTCGTCGGACTTCATCAAACAGCTAGGTAAACTGGAAGATGTTGAGCGAGTCGCGCCAATGATGATAAACGAAGCTATTCCGTTTCTTGAACAGAACGTCAAAAGCGAAGTCGAAAAGCATAAGCATACCGGCGACATGTACAAGTCAATCAAGGCGACAAAAGCCAAGATGACAAAGAAAGGCGGCTTCTACGCCGCCGTGCGTCCGACGGGCTCAGATTCAAAAGGCGTCCGTAATATGGAGAAGCTGGCGTATTTGGAGTTTGGGACGTCAAAGCAGTCGCCGACGCCGGTCCTCACGAAGGCAATAAAGGACAGCCAAGAACCTGTCATGAGGAAAATGCAAGAGGTTTTCGAGAGGGAGGTTAAGAAATGAACGTCAATCCGCTTATCATTTCCGCCCTGTCCTCCCTATCAATTCCCGTCGTTGCCAACGTCTACACCGGCACAGCGAGCGAGTACATTACGTTCAACTACGCGGACGAGCGGCCGGCCTTGAGGGCTGACGATACTGACATCCTCGATGAAACAACTGTCCAAGTGCATTATTTCACTCGCGGCAATCCTCAAGCAAACAAAAAAGCAATTCGGCGCCTGCTTCGGGCTGCCGGGTTTACTATTCAGAGCACCCAAGAGTTCTACGAAGATGACACGAAGTTTTACCATATCGTCATTTACGCGTGGATTGATGGTGCTATTGACGATTAGGAGGTTAGGATATGGCAAAAATCGGGCTGAAGTATCCTGTTTACGCACCGATTGACACTGAAACCGATTCCTCGGTTACATACGGCGTCGGCGCGGTACTGGCTAAAGCCATCTCGGCGAGCATCTCCATAGAGAATAACGACGTTCGTCTCTACGCAGACGACGCGGTAGCAGAAAGCGACCATAGCTTCGCTTCCGGTACCGTCACAATCGGAATTGACGATCTGTACGACGATGCAAAGGTCGCCCTGCTCGACTACATTGAGGGGGATACTGTTGACCCAGCCATTGGGTCAAAGGAGCTTGCCGTAGGCACCGCTTCGCCGGCCTATGTCGGCTTCGGCTTCTACGGTAAAGTCATCCGCAACAAGACGCCGTATTGGCGCGCCATTTGGCTGAAGAAAGTCCAGTTCGCCGAGCCAAATGATGAGCTGACGACCAAAGGTGAGAACGTCGAGTTCCAGACGATGGAGCTTGAGGGCACCATCCTCATGCCGGCCGACGGCGTATGGAAGGAAGAGGCGACGTTTTCCACTGAGGCGAAGGCGAAGCAGTGGCTCGACGCGAAGTGCGGGATAGCCTCGAAGTGTGCGCCTGTTGTTTCCAGCGTACCGTCCGGCTTGTATGAGGAGGCGCAGAACGTCACGCTGACCTGCGCGACGAGTGGCGCAACAATCTACTACACCACGAACGGCACGATTCCGAGTGCGGATAATGGCACCGAGTATTCCTCGGCAATTACACTGCCGAAGCCGTCGAATACCTGTATCAAAGCCGTCGCCGTGAAAAACGGCTTCGCGAACTCGGACATTCTCGAACTCTACATCACCGTTTTAGACGACTAGGGGAGGGCACAAGCTCTCCCCTGTCTCTTTAAGGAGGATTACCAATGTCTGACCTGAAACCGAAGCCGATTGAAATCGAGATCGGCGGGAAGAAGTACGGGCTTCTTTTCAATCTGAACGCCATCGACGCAATACAGGACAGATTCGACATCCCGATTTCCCAGCTTGCCGACCTTTTGAAGGACGAGCGCAAGGTTTTCAAAGTGCTCAAAGGTCTGCTTGCAATTCTGATTA